CATCTGTTCCTCCGCTGTTTCCAGCGCCGCAATGGCTTCATCAATGACCGACTGCTGGTGCGGGTCTGGCTGTTCATCCCCCGGTTTTTGCCTTGGCTGTACCGGAATAAGAATCCGATACTCTGTTTCGCCATCTTCACTGCCTGTATGCAGGTAAATGTAGGCAACAATCCCTGCACTCTTTTCCAGAAGCTGGTCCGGAATCTCAACCCTGCCATCCTGCCCCAGCGCGGTAATTGTCTCCGCGTCGCCTTTACTGGCAAAATGGGTCTCAAAATACAAAGGCAGGTCCGGTATCCCGGACACGATCAGCACCTGACCGTAGTCCCACTGCCAAAGGCTCTCCGTTTCCGCGAACCGGCTTCCACCGCTGAAATCCGCTGTTATCTCATTCCTTATCATACCTACTCCTTAACCGGCTCAACGTAGCACCTGCATGCCCTATGAGGATGATCCGGGATCTGCCGGACCGGGAAGATCAGCCCATCCATCCGTTCGCACTCGGCGCAGACCCGTCCGTCCCTCTGCGTGATCCACCGGACCCGTTTGTACCCAGCATCCCGGATCGCGTCCTCGTTTGCATCTTCCGTCACAAGATCAGCGTACCAGTCTGTCGCCCGGGACCAGTACCGGACCTGCCGGTCCATCTCAATCTGCTTGGCGCGCTTCCCGGGTACCGCATTCACCGCCTCTGCCGCCCGGTCCCTCTTCCGGAAAACCTCCGCATCATAGGCCACCTGTGTGACCGGGTTCGGCGTCTCCAGCAGCTGCTTCAGGTACCGGTCTGCCTTCTTTCCCATCCGGCTCCCCGTGGGAACCGGGGTCTTCTCCGCCAGTTCCAACAGTTTCCTACTGTCCGTCTTCCGGATTTCTTCCTTTTTCAACGGAAGCCAACCGATCAGGTACATCTCAACCAGCTCATCCGCTTCCCGTTTTTTCCGCAGGTCCAGCAGGACCTCAATGTACCGCCAGCAGTACAGCTCCCGAAAGGACTCCCGATTATCCTGATCCATCCCCGCGTACAGGTCCTCCATGGCGTGGATGACGTTCAGCTCGTCGAACCCTTTCACCAGAAGGGCTTTCTTAGCCTTCCTGACCCTCGTCAGCACCAGCCTCGCCAGAATCAGTATCACCCGGTCGGACAGTCTGTATGGATCTCTCACGTTTCAGCTCCTCGTTCAGTTCTTTCTCCCGGTCGGCTGCATTCTTTTCAGCCCATTCCTGACCCAGCCGGTATGCCGTCTCAGGATCTTTGAACAGCGCGGACCCAACTTCATACGCGACCTTCGGATGGACCCAATCCTGCGACAGCATCTCAGTGAACACCTGTGCCAGACTCTGCAGGTTCACCAGATTACCCAGCGGGAATTTTGGCTCAAAATCGGATAGCTGCAGGTTCAGCCGGCCTTTCCCGGTGCAGATGGTCAGCACGATCCGGTCAAACTCCCGTTCAGACCGTTTGAAAAGGGTAGCTGTATCAACAGCCCGGGCATGAGCCGCAACGAAACCGTCCCGGAACATAACCGCGCTGCCGGTATCGGAAGTACTGAGACCTCCGTTCCGGTTCGGCATTCCGCAAATCTCCAGATACGCTTCCGTCTGATCATCAATCCTCGTCTGCACCCCGGGCTGAGACAGCTCAGACGAGACACGGTACACCCGGGCCTCCATGCCCTGCGTGACCGTCTTGATCTTAACCGCCTTACCACCAATGGACAGGTCACCGTAATCCCCATCCGCGATGTCACAGTTCTGAAATACGTCAAACCCATTCACAAAATCCTGCACCGAATCGACGGCGTCCGACTCCAGCTGGTTGATCGCATTCAGGATAGACAGGACCACCTCAAATGCGCCCATCCGGGCCTCATTGTTCAAGTATTCCACCAGCGGGATGCCGCCCATAATGTGCGGATACTCCGTAACCGTATCCTTCGTTACTTTGTACGCGAAACGGGGCGTGTACACTGTCGCGAACCATTCCTCGTTCTCGTCCTGCTGCAGGATAACGCCGGCCAACGGTTTCTGCCCGATCCCGGAATTGTAAATCACGAACGCCTCTCTGGGATCCATTGTATAAATCGCAAACGGCGCGCCTTCCTGCTCCGTCCGGGCGTCCGGCAGGACCAGCCGCTCCCCAACGCCGCAGATATGCATCCAGTCCACGATCTCCTTGTCTTTGGACTCTTTGTCCTCCAGACGCATATACTCGTTCAGTTTATTTACTTCATTGGATACTGCGTTATTCCCGTCGTGGGAGATGTACTGGATAGGCTCAGACAAAAGATAGCTAGTCTTAAAGGTGACAATCTCGTTGGCCCGATTGACCACAATCTTATGGTTAATCGCCGTCCGGTTATACTTGACCTTTTTCCGGATATCCTGCCGGCCCTTGTAATAATTGTAGAGATAGGTGATCTCGCTGGCGTTTTTCGCGTGGACCGGCAATGCCTTCTCTAAGACCTCCCGAATATTACCCCGGTTGATCTCTTTTACCGCTGTTTTGATTTTCCGCCTGCCGATCAGGCCGGCAGAAGGGTACGTTATGATCTCCCTTACCGTGTATGCTTCTAGCCGCATCGCGCACCTCGTTTGTCAGAATGGCGATTTTCACGCCGACGCTTGTTCTCATCCCGGACGGCCAACCCATACCGCAGCGCCCATGGGGCTTCAGAAAGGAGGAAAATGAAAAAAGCCGCCGACAGTACCACTGTCAGCGACCCCACTCGGCCTCCTCACTGCCACACTTGGCAGTGAATTCTTAACAAGGCGCCGTTACTAACCAGTAATCTCTGCGGTTGACGCCTTTCAAACCCCCCGGCATGGTACGCTGCCTGATTAGGCGTCGCGCGCCGGGGGCCGCCCCGTCCTTACTGCCCGGGCTGGACGAGGCTCGTCTTTACCTCCTCGCGCCGGGTGCGGAGGAGCTTCAAGCCATCTTTTACGGGGACGACCTCTACCCGGTCACCGCGACTGGTGACCATCTCGATCATCCGAATCTGTTCTGCAGTCAGCTTTTTCGGTTCTTCTTTTCCCATACAGTCCTCCCCACCGTGAATATAATGGATACGATTTTAGGTGTCAAGTATTTTTGCTTGTCACCACGGTTTATTAAATACTTCCGCTTTGTACGGACCGCCGAAAAATGCGAAGTCTACTGTCATGGCACAGGCATCCGGAAAATCGTCATGAATGTTCCGACCACGGGCGTTGATCGTGAAACTGAACAGGTTCTGCATTGCGAGGGAATATTCTTTCGACCGATGACCTTCCGAAAGGAACACCATCCGTTCCCGGATGTCCGGTGCTTTATCGAAAATGCGCTGCTGCTTCCCGGTCCCGGTGAAATGGCTGGTATTGATCTGGACGTTGATGCGGATGCCTTTGTCGCGCAGCGTCTTATCGATTGCTTCCCCATAGGACGCAGTCATCTTGGTTCCTTCCACTTTCAGTGCAGCGACACCGTACTTTTCGATCAGGTTTACGATCTTGGGCTGGGTGATGTTCTTTTCGGAATTGTCGTAGATCAGGTCCACGACGTACAGGTCGTCGCCGTACTGGACGCAGACCGGGCCGGCGGTAAAGTCCCCGCCTCCCCACGACGGGTCCACCGTCATGAACACGCGGTCCGGCTGACCCTCCGGCAGGACGCCGTTGAAGTACCGCAGACCGTCCGGTTCAAATACCGCGCCCTCCCGTTCAATCGGGACGCCCTGATACTGGGCGAGCCAGCTGGCCATATCGTTGTTCCGTTCAAACGACGCCCGCCTCTGATGATAAAAATCAGTGCTGAACCCCACCCCGTAGGAATACTCAAAATTGCTCTCGTCTGCTTCGTCCAGCGCGGACGTGTTCAGCGACCGCCAGCGCCTGCCAGCGTACTGCGGCTCGTTCTGCAGCAGGTCCGTCCGGACGCCCTGCGGATCGATCAGGGACCACCGGGTCCCGATCCACAGGATTTTCGCAGACTCCTTCGCCCTCGGCAGCATATTGTTGTCCACCTTTGTCCAGACGTTGCGGAGCCGGTCTTTGCTTCGTGCCTCCTCATCGCCGGAGACCAGATCGTCCGCGACCAGATAGCCGTTGCAGTCGCACGCGCCGTTCAATGTGCCGTACAGGGACCGTCCGGTGAAGGATGCGTACCGTTTCTTCCGGTCGAAATTGATCAGCAGGTCTTTTGCATTTGTTGAGGCGACGGTACTCTCCGGGAACAGGTCCGCATAGGCGTATGTTACCGGGTCGTTACGAACCTCAAGCAATCCATTGTACAGCACGTTCACAACGCTGTCGGTGTAGGAGCAGTACAGGTTCGACCTCTCTGAATCGCGCCCCATCACCCACAGAAAGAACATCAGCATCAGCGTGGTCTTCCCGGTCCGAGGAGGCTGTGACAGGAACAGTTCGTCCAGCATCCCATCCTCCATGTCCTGCAGCGCCCGGCAGATATGCATCAGTTTCCTGCGTCTCGGCAGCCAGAACTGTTCCTTCGGCGGCCGGTTCCGTTCCAGCGCCAGCATGAAGCAGTCGAACGATACCGGCGCGTCATAGATGAGGGTGTCGTTGTACAGCTGGACCGCGGCAGCGGCGGTCTGCGGGCTGTGGATCAGCGGGGACAGCAGGGACCGTATGCGGGGCGTGGACTGGTGGTCGTCGAGGCTGCGGCACAGATCGAACGCGTCCCGGAGGACCGGGATGTCGGGGTCAGGCCGTGTCATGAGACGGTGCAGAAGCTGTAGGGTTTGCAGTTTATCCATAGAAAAAGAGAGACCTCCTTTGGTGATGATGGAAGCCCCTCTCGGCCTATGCGCCCCGGAACACTTACCGGGGGATGACGGGCGCCACCCGCTGTGCGTGCGGCGCCTTTTTTAGATTTTCAGATTTTTGGGGTGTCAGTTTTAGGCGGCATCCCTTTCTTTCACTATCCTATACCATTTCGCCCTGCTGACGCCAAGCCGTTCCGCGGCGTCGGTAACGCTGAGCGCGCCCAGGAGGACATCAGAGTAGAGCGACTCAAACAGATCCGCGTCATACTCAACCGGCTTACGGCCTTCCTTGTAATCCGGCCGCTGACGGGCGATTGCCTTTCCTTCCTGTGTGCGCTGAACGATCATGTCCCGTTCAAACTCGGCAAACCCGAAAAATACGGTACGCATCAGTTTTCCTACCGGAGTGCTGTCAAATTTCCCCATGTTCAGAATTTCAATCACGACTCCTTTTTCCAGAAGCGTATCAATCAGGTTCAACCCTGCTTTTACCGAACGAGCTACGCGGTCCAGTTTGGTGAAGACAATGGTGTCACCCGGCTGAAGCTCGTCAAGGAGCTTGTCCAATTGCGGACGGTGTTCCTTTGTGCCGGTGAACGCATCCTTGTAAATAACCGTCGCGCCGGCACTACGAAGCTGCTGTTCCTGCGTGTCCATAGAAGTCCCATACAGGTACTGCCCAGAGGTAGATACACGAGCATATCCGTAAATCATTTTTCCGCCTCCCCGTCCAGCACCAGATAGTTCTTTACATTTGTTCCTGCGCTTTTC